GGTGCTGGTAATAGCTCTGCGGTATTAAGATTCGGAAACTCTGCTGGAGTATTAGATATCGTTAATAATGACGTTGGTGACATTAAGACTATTATTCACGGTGGTACTGGTGCAGGAAGCACTGGCAACTTTAAGTGGGTTTATGGTCAGACTAACTCGGAGAGAATGACTCTCACATGGGATGGAAATCTTGGCGTCAACCAGTCAACTCCAACCCATACATTACATGTTGTTGGAACTTCTACGGTTACAGGAAATGCTTTTGTTGGTGGAAATTTAAATGTTGCTGGAGATATAACTGGAAATATTACTCTTGGTTCTATACTTACTGATACTAATTTAAATAATACCTCGGGAATAACCACTCTTTCACAACTTGAGGTAACAGAAAGCGTTGACTTTAGTAGTGCAACATTAGTTGGATTGGGTAATACAGTTGCTATTGGTACTGATGCTGGGTCAACAGATTATGGTTTAGTGGTCAATAATGGTATTAGGGCAAGTGAAATTGAGGTAAACGTTGGTGGAATAAACGCCAATACTGGCATTATTACTGCACTAGACTTTGTTGCGAGTGGTGGATTTAGAGTTTCTACAGGATCCACAAATGCAGTTCAGATTGAGTATGCATCCTCTCCAAATAGAGTAATATTTACTGTTGTTGGTATAGGATCAACGTCATTTAATTTGGTGTAATATGTCTCTAACAGCAAGCAAGGTCGGACCATATTTCTCCTCTGGGTCCATATCTTTTAGCCAGTTAAGATCTAACTTTAAAGAAACTTCTTCTGGGTCTGTAAGTGCATCAGAACTTTTAAGGGTTACTGATACAACAAACACGGATCCAATTGTTCCTGATGCCACGGAGAACTCAAGTATAGCAACATCATCAAACTTAAAAACATCTCAGTTTAGAAATTCTATCAAATATTATAATTTAAATCAAGGAAGTGGTGATACTGATTTAAATCTGAATATTGCCAATTCTAGTCTATGGAATGGTAATCTTGATAAAACTATTGTAAAAACCGTAACACTTGCAGGAACTACCGGATCAACTAATGGCAATGCTTCTGCTAGTTTAGATGCTTCTGCCATTTATAATGTTCTTCTCATCATTACTGGAAGTATTCAGGGGACTGGTGGGTCAGCAGGGACAGAAACTACTAATGGTGGTGATGGTGGAGATGCAATTTATATCAATACTAATAGCACCGGAACGGTCACTATAAGAACTTCTGGAGGAGGCGCTCAAGTCTACGGAGGTGGTGGCGGCGGCGGCGGTGGCGGTGATGGTGGAACAGGTGGAGGAGGGCAATATACACAATCTGGGTCTTCTTATTGGGCAAATACCGTTTGTAGTGGAAATAGTATGCCTTGCTATACATTAAATCCACCATTTGATTGTAATGGTGGCGGTGGATGTAGAAGTATTAGAGCATGTGGTGACGGCATCAACTATACATTATGGGAAAGATATTGCACTAATGTATACAGTAACACTTATTACACAAATGGTGGTGCCGGAGGAGATGCTAAAAATGGTGGATTAGGTCAAGGATATTTGCAAACTAGAACTTTTGGAGTTAATGGAGATAGTGGTAGTAATGGTGGAACAAATGCTGGAAGAGGTGGAACAGGCGGAACCAGTGGAACTGGTGGTAATTGGGGAGAAAATGGTACAGACGGTAATACTGGAAATACTGGTAATAATGGAAATCGCACATCTGGACTTGTTGGCAACAACGGAACCTTAGGTGGAACGGCAGGTAGAGCAGTTGCTGGTTCTGGATATGTTATTGATACTGGGAATGGAGTTGAATCTGCGTATATTGGTCTAAAATGAAGAATATATAAACTAGATCATTATAAGATTATGAAATATACAATTAAAGAAGTAATGCCCGCTCAAATTTTAGTTGAGTTTGAGGATGAGTCAAAGGCAATTGTCTATGTGGATTCAGAGGCATCACCAGAAGATATTGATGATGCAGTTTCATATTATGATCCAGATTTTCTTCCAAACCCAGAAACATTAATAAACAAGAATGTCTCTGCTGGAGAAGAAAGAGAGTCCACAAGAAAAAAGAATTCCAAAGGACCTGGACTTGTATCTAGAGAAGAATATGCCTGCGAAGAAGAGGTTGATCCAGATAGTGTTCCAGATGTTGATTTAGTTCCCGTCCAAACAACGTTATATGGTGGATTACCTTTACCATCATTTCATAAAGATCAGGTAATTATATCATATGTTATGGCAGACTATTTCATCAAGAAATATAATGATGATACGTTAAAAAAAGAACTTGATAAGAAAGTAGAAGAATATATTTTGACAAATGATATTACGATGGAAAAAGCACTAGAAAGTTTAATGTATGAAGATGATGATCTAATTGTAAGACTTGCCGAGAAGGAGTTAGAAAATGAGCAACAATGAAGAAATTAGAGGTTCTATTGATAAAATGAAGATTTGTCTTCAGTGTGATCAATTCTTTAAACCTACAAAGCAATGTAAGAAGTGTGGTTGTTTTATGCCCGTGAAGGTGAGAATACCTGGAATGCATTGTCCTCTAAAAAAATGGTGACTTGACAACACACAAGAAGACCAGTAGACTACCTTTGTCCCGGTTGAAGATGAGACTCTGAGTTCTTACCGGAACCAATTAGGAAACTGTCACAGAGCCCATCGGTAGAGGTCCCTTTCTGCTATAATAGTCCTATACGCGATGAGACCTGTGATTCAACTCCGCCCACACCAGCAGGAAGCACTGACTGCCATGTTGGCACACGACAAGGGTCAGGTCATCGTTCCTACGGGCGGTGGTAAGACCATGTGTATGATCAAGGATTCTCAGGAATATCTTGATGCTTGTGATCGTGGTATTGTCGTTGTAGTTGCTCCACGTATTCTGCTTGCTGAGCAGTTGTCTGCTGAGTTTCTTGAGTTTCATACTGACGTTGCAGTCATGCACGTTCACAGTGGTGAGACTCATCATTTCAGCAGCACTCGCCCTGCTATCATCCGTAACTGGAGTCAGCAAGCATATCGTAAGCAACTGATCTTCACCACCTATCACTCTCTTCCTCGCTTGATGGAAGCAGAGATCAATATCGATTGCATTTACTTCGATGAAGCGCATAACTCTGTCCAGCGTAATTTCTTCCCTGCCACGGAGCATTTCTCTTCTACTGCTACTCGCTGCTATTTCTTCACTGCTACTCCTAAGCATTCTCTCACTGTTTCCAAACCTGGGATGAATGATCCTGAGGTTTATGGCAAGGTAATCTGCAACGTTCCTGCTCCCAAGTTGGTTGAGGAAGGTTACATCCTGCCGCCCAAGGTTGTTGTGAAGCAACTGGATATGGTTCAGGACAAGCAGATGATCGCTGATCGTGATTCTCAGAATCTGCTGGACACTATTGATGAGAATGCACTGGATAAGATTCTTATCTGTGCTCGTTCTACCAAGCAGATTGTCAAACTGCTGAGTGAGTCTGACTTCCGCAAAGAGTTGTCTGAGCGTGGTTATTCAGTGATGTATATTACTTCCAAGACTGGTGCCATTATTGACGGTCAGAAGGTGGATCGTGAGACCTTCTTTGACACTCTGAATGCTTGGGGCAAGGATCTTAGCAAGAAGTTCGTGGTTCTGCACCACTCCATCCTGTCCGAGGGCATCAACGTCAGCGGTCTGGAAGCGGTACTGTTCATGCGGAACATGGACTACATTGGATTGAGTCAAAGCATTGGACGGGTTATTAGACTCGGTGGTGCAGAAAAAACTTTCGGATTAGTGGCAATTCCAGTATATGACAAAGTTGGGATTTCTACTGCTAAAAGTGTTCAGGCAGTTGTTGATACAGTATTCAATCAAGGTCTTCCCGCCATTTCTGTTGTCCGACGATAGATATATGGGGGCATCAGCAGTATGTCTGGGGAGATAATTTGCTGTGTAAGTCCTCTTATAAATACTATTGTCATACCCCAGACATACAATGAAAGAATATTACACTTACGCATATTTGCGTGAAGACGGAACTCCTTACTATGTTGGTAAAGGAACGGGTAGGAGAGCGTATGTTAAACATAGAAGAGGAAAAGGAAACTTTGTTCCTGTCCCAGAAGAAAATAGAATACTAATACTAAAAACTTTTAATGATGAAGAGAGTGCTTATAGGCACGAAGAATATATGATATTTCACTATGGAAAAGAGAAGGATGGGGGCATCCTTATCAACTTGTGTGAAGGAGGAAAAACAAAAGCAATCTTTACCGAAGAAGAGAGAAAGCAACGCCGTAAAGAATCCTCAGCAAAGTATTACAGAAATAATAAAGAAAAGTGTGCTGCTGCTTCTAATAAGTGGAGAAACGAAAATAGAGACAAAGTAAATGAAAGATATAAAGAAAAATATACAGAAAACCCCGAAAAGTATAGAGAAAAAAGAAGAAGAAATTATGACCCACAAAAACGCAAGGAATACTATTTGAGAATGAGGACTCAGACCCGTCTAGAAGGCACCTAAAATGCTTTTGGGGGTGTATGTGTGCTATAATGTCTATCAGCACTGCCAAGTCCGTTCAGGCAGTCGTTGACACCGTGTTCAAGCAGGGTGAACCTGCCATCTCTGTCGTCCGTCGTTGAGGTCATTATGAAAAAACTATCACCATTTGAAAAAGCAACAGAAAGATATCAGAATGCTCAAAAAATGATGTTTGTGAAAGAACAATTAAAAAAAGAATTACCTCCTCGTGGTAGTGCTGCTTATAGATATTTTTCTGATCCAGATAAAAATCCACCATCATATTATAGTCTTGTAGAAAGTATTGATAATATGTCTCTCGAAGAATGTAAAAATCATCCCGCTTGGAACTGGTATTCAAATGTAGGTTGGGTGTAAAATGAAAACCACTATTG